CTTCATCGCCATCGAGGCTGACCACACCTTCACCGGGGAGCCCAAGCCCTACCACCTCACGAAGCGGGCCAAGGACTACCCACAGGTCGAGATCGTGCAGGCTCACAACGGCGACGTCACCGGGGCCTCCTATCCCAACTTCGCATGGGTGAAGCAGGGCACCGCCGTCCACTGGCAGCGGGAGTTCAAGCAACGTGATGCTGCAGAGCCGCTGCTGGAAGCCCTGCCTCCCGACACCATCATGCTGCTGGGGGACCTCGACGAGATCCCCATGCGGGAGGTCGTCGCCTCGTTCGACGGACCTCCCTCGGTCCTCATCATGTACATGGCCGTCTACTCCATGAGGCACAAGTTCCCCGGGGCATGGGCCGGGACGGTCATGGGCAGGCGCAAGGACTTGCGGGGCTTCGTCGCCATGCGCAACACGCGGTGGCAGCAGGAGCCCCTCACTCGGTCTGGCTGGCACCTGACGTGGTTCGGCACGCCGAAGGACCGCCTGGGCAAGATGCAGGCCAGCGCCCATCAGGAGATGCGTGACCGTGCCGATGACTTGGCTTACACATACCCGGAGAAGGGGCTACACGTGGACGGCAAGACCGAACTGGTGCCATGGGATGCCCCGCTTCCTCGCTGGGTCAAGGACGGGCATGCCCCGAGGTCATGGCGATGAGGGTCCTCGTCACCGGGGCCGAGGGGTTCGTCGGTCGCAACCTCGTCGACATGCTCATGCGGGAGGACGATGAGCACGGAGAGCGGTATGAGATCACCACGTCGGACATCCGCCACATCAACCCCATCTACGACGGGGTGACCGGGGCAGACCTCGCGAAGGAAGACGTCGGTGTGCGGGTCGTGACGACACGGTCCGTGGATGTCGTCGTCCATCTCGCCTCGTCGGTCTCGACGCCGGGGTCCATCGACCATCCACTCGAGACGTTCCGCAACACCGTCCGGACCGCTGTCCACATCCTCGAGGGATGCCGCATCGCGAACGTCCCCTGCATCCTCACCAGTTCCGTCAAGGCCCGCGACGGGCTCACTCCGTACGGAGCGTCGAAGCGCATGGCAGAGACATGGGCCTTGGAGTACATGTCCTGCTACGGCCTCCCGGTCGTCATCAACCGCCCGGGCACCATCTATGGTCCGGGACAGGAGGGGTCTCCAGAATCCGGCTGGATCGCGTGGTTCCTGAAGGCCAAGCGTGAGGACTTGCCGGTGACCATCAACGGTGACGGGTCGCAGATGCGTGACCTGCTGCACGTCACGGACTACTGCCGCCTGCTCATCAAGCAGATGAACTCGGTCTACTCGTATGCCGGGGCGCACATCTGGGATGTCGGGGGAGGGATCATGAACGCGGTGACCGTCAAGCAGATGGTCGACCATCTCGGGCTGACCCATACCTATGGGCCACGCCGCTACGGGGATGCGGACACCTACATCGGGGAGAACGACGTGTTCGACTGGCAACCGACCATCTACTGGAAGGAGGCTCTTGGTGCCTGAGGTCCGACTGGTCCCGGCCATCCAGCCCAGCATCACCGCATCGCTGCCCATCGAGTACCTCTTCGGGCGCCAGCAGCAGTCGCTCTACGACCACTACAAGGGCATCATCATGGCCAAGACGCCCGAGGACCTGCGTGTCTACCAGCACGTCATCTGGGAGACCAAGCCAGACACCATCGTGGAACTGGGGACCTACCAGGGCGGGTCGGCGATGTGGTTCGCTGACCAGATGCGGACCCTCTGTGAGAACCCGAACCCGACGGTCATCACGGTGGACATCAACCCGATCGCGACCAGTGGCGACCCTGCGGTCGTGCAGGTCGTCGACGAGCTCGCCCGTGCCTCGGTGAAGGTCCACGAGTGGGTGAGCATGCGGCAGAGCAAGCGGGTCATGGTCGTCGACGACTCCGGGCACACCTACCAGACGACGTCCGATGCTTTGCGTCTCTACCATGACCTGGTGACACCGGGCTGCTACTTCGTCGTCGAGGACGGGGTCGTGGATGAGCCATGGCGTCTCCCCTCGTTCATCGGGGTCGTCCAGCCTGCCATCAACGACTTCCTCGAGAAGCACCCGGAGTTCACCGGACACGACTACCGTCCCTACGGCTTCGGCATGTTCCCCAACGGCTGGTTGGAGAGGACCCGGTGATCGAGGATTTCCTGCCCTGCGTCATCCTCCTGCCGTCACTCGGGAGGCCCCATCGGCTGGATGCGTCGGCGACCAACATCCACCACAACACCGACCTCGACCACAGCATCCTGTGGTGCGTCGGGGGCATCCAGTCCAAGGCCGTCCTCGACGGTCTGGGCGAGGTCTACATCGACGACACCGATGACCCCGACAAGCGGTACGTGACCCGCATGAACAAGCTTATCCACCACCCTGTCGTCAGGAACGCGAGGACCGTGTTCTTCGGTTCGGACGATGTCGTCCACCATGATGGCTGGCTCCGAGAGGCGTTGACCCAGATGGAAGCCCAGCGCAAGGCCGTCGTCGTCGTCAACGACATGCACAACCCCAACGGCACCCAGGCCATCGTGCGCACCGACTACTTCCCGCTGCTCTGCTTCGACGACCCGACGGTGGCGTTCCATCCTGGGTACGACCACAACTATGCCGACACGGAGCAGTTCGCGACCGCCATGCGCTACGGCCAGCACGGGCGTGCGATGGAGTCGGTCGTGGAGCACCTCCATCCCATCTTCCAGACCAACACCTCACGCCCATGGGACGACACGTACAGGAACGCGTTCAAGCACTGGCAGGAGGACAGCGTCATCTTCCATGAGCGCATGCAGGCCCTCGACCGCGAGGACGAGGCCATCGTCACGTCGAAGAAGGAAGCCATCGCGAGGCTGTGGCCCGGTGAGTAAGGTCAGCATCATCATCCCCACGTACAACCGGGCACACCTGTTGCTGACCCGCTCCCTGCCGTCGGTCCAGCACCAGGAGGGCCCGCATGAACTCGAGATTCTCGTCGTGGGCGACGGCACGGACATGGAGACGCAAGACGCCATGGCTGATGTGGTGGCGTCTGATGGACGAGTCCGATTCTGGAACCTCCCACACCAGCAGTACCCAGAGGACATCCCCGGACTCAAGTGGGGACTCATCGGCCTCGAAGCCCGCAACTTCGGACACGACCAGGCCACCGGGGAGTACGTCGGAGGGCTAGACGATGACGACGAGTTCACGCCAGACCATGTGGCTGTACTGGTCCGTGCTCTGGAATGGAACGACGTCGATTTCGCATACGGGAGATCTGTCGCGTTCAAGAGCGGAGGACGTGTACAGCACTACGGTCACTGGCCTCCGGGGTACGGGGCTTTCTGCGATGGTGCGGCCATCTGGAAGCGCAGCCTCGGCTATCGCTATGACCCGGATGGGCCGAACATCCGGGGGCTCCCCGAAGACGGGGACCTCTGGGAACGCATGAAGGCGGACGGGGTGAGGTTCTTCTTCGTGGACCAAGTCGTGCATCACTACTATCCGAACCCGGAGGGCTTCTCGGCATGATCCCGGTCATCGGCATCCCGTACATCAGCGACTTCGACCTGCTGGACCGGTGCATCAGGTCCATCCCTCCGGGTCGCTACGAGAAGATCCACGTCATCGACAACAGCGACATCTACGGAGCCATCCAGTACCCGGAGAACCACAAGGTCCGCATCACGAGGCCGCATCACAACATCGGCGTGGCCCAGGCGTGGAACAGCATCATCAAGTGGAACCCGCAGGCCCGCTGGTGGTTCATCGTCAACGCGGACACGGCGTTCTCCGTCGAGGACATCGACCGCCTCGAGGCAGCCATCCGCTTCCATGACGTCGTGACGCTGGGCGGCATGCTGGCATTCGGCGTGCGTTCCTCGGCCATCGCCAAGGTGGGCTGGTTCGACGAGAACCTCCATCCTGCCTACTTCGAGGACAACGACTGGGACTACCGGGCCCGCCTGCTGGGCGTCCACATCGAGAAACTCGGCCCTCCAGCGGAGCACTTCGGCAGCGCCACCATCAGGAACAGCGAGGCGTACCGGCGCCAGAATGATTGGACCTTCCCGTTGAACCGGGCGTACTATGCGAGCAAGTGGGGTGGAGAAGTGGACCACGAGGTCTACACCACGCCATTCGACAAGGGCGGCAGCCCGCGAGACTGGACCCTCGACATAGCCAGACTCGCCCAGATGATCTGGAAGGAGTAAGACATGGCGACCGTCACGAAGCGGCCGACCGGCAACCCGACCGCGAAGCGGGACGCGATCCACATCAAGGCGAACGACGTCGACTCCGTGAACGAGGAGACGAACGCGGAGATTCGCTACTACCTCTCTGCGGAGCACCCGTCCTACGACGCTGCACGCAGCCAGGTGTTCTCGGGTGACTTCGAGTGGAATGGCTGGATCCCGCCCGTCGCGGGTGAGTGGACCATCCATCTTCGCCGGGTCGCGGACGATGTGTCCGTGGCAGAACTGGCCGTCACCGCTGCCTGACAAGGGAAGCTCAGGGCTATAGGCCCGGCTAGAGGAGGGACATGTCAAGTCCGCTAGACACACCCGTCCAAGTCTTCGCCGAGAAGAACGAGGACCCTATCGGGACCATCGCCCTCCCGACCCGAGACCACATCGCGGCACCGACCATCGTCTCTCTGCTCATGTCCGACTTTCGGTGGACAGGGGGACGACCGGTCACGCGTGTCATCGTGCAGGGCAGCCAGTTGCCGATGCAGCGCAACGAGTGCGTCCAGAACATGCAGGGTGACTGGCTCATCTTCATCGACGACGACATGACGTTCGGCGAGACCGCCATCGGCGATCTTGTCGCCACGTACCACCAGATCAAGGAACAGGTCAAGGAGCCGGTCATCGTCGGTGGCCTGTGCGTGCGGCGTGCCTACCCGCACCAGCCCACCCTGTACGTCAGGGACGGGACGGCCTACACCGTCCTCGAGGACTGGGAGGGTGACGTCATCGAGATCGATGCCACGGGGGCTGCGTTCTACCTCATCGAGACCGCTGCCTTCGAGGCCATCATGGGTGGTCCGATGCCGTCCATCGAGGAACGCAAGCAGTTGCCTCCGTGGCCCTACTACGAGTGGATCGGCTCGATGGGCGAGGACCTGCGCTTCTGCATGACGGCCCGCGATGCCGGGGTCAGGGTCTTCGTCGACACCCGCATCCGCATCGGGCACCTCTCCGAGAAGGCGGTCGGCATCCATGACTTCTGGAAGGCCGTCCTCGAACGACCCCAGGAGGTCCATGACCTGCTCAAGGAGCAGTACGAGAGGATCAACCTGCCGACCATGACGCGAGAGCGGGCCCAGGAGCTGCTGGTCAATGGATGAGTGGAAGGGCGACAAGCCCGTCTTCCTCGTCATCCGCCAGTACTTCGACCATGGCCCGTCTTCGACGGTCATCGACCTCGACGAGGGCGGGTGGACGACGAAGTACGCCGATCTCATGCGTGTCCCCGGCGTCTGGATGCTCTGCAGCAAGGAGGCGTCCGAGAAGCTGGGCGTCCTCATGCCCATCTTCATCATGCAGGTGGAGGAGGGTGACCAGCCCTACTTCACGATGAAGCACGTAGGCATCCTCTCCTTCGGGGATGTCGAGGGCCCCGAGAGCGTCACCTACGGCATCGGGAAGAAGAAGCCGAACGGGACCGTAGAGCGCCTGTGGCTTCTTCCGAACGGGTCGACAACCATCAACGAGGACGTATACTGGGTCGCAGACCGGATGAACAAGGGTCAGCTCTAGGAGCGCCCTGACGCCCCGATCCAACGGGGTCTAGTCCGTAGGGGATCCCACCCCGTGAACACGCTCCTCCTCCTCCTCGGGACCCGGAGAGCCGCCGTTAACGACTCTCCGGGTCTTTCCGTGTGCTCCGATGGCTGAGTTCATCCGCATCGTCACGGTGCGGCCCAACGGCACGGAGCGCATCGTGCGTGACATCGACGTCACGGACCTGACCGACACGCAGACGCAGCGTGCCGATGCGTTCCTCGCTGCACGAGCCGAGAAGGATGCTGGGCAGCACGTCCGCGTCTACACGTCAAGCAACGGGACCGTGAGTCCAGGCGACCTCGTGTACGACTCTGACATCGACTACGGCGGGACAATCTGATGGCTGCGCCACGCTTCCATGCATCCGGTATAGGCGCCACCGATGCTGGCGGTGCGTGGCAGGTGTCGTCCAATCTCGCTTACACGTCAGCGAGCATCGGGAACGTCATTGTCCTCCAGATACTCCAAGACGGCACTACGTCCGGGGCGGTCAGCCTCACAAGCGTTTCCTATGCAGCGGCTCTGGACGGAACCGACTCAACGATGTCTTACATCGGTGAGTTTGCTGTAGGCAGTCCGACAGCGGCCCTTCAACACCTTTGGATAGGTCGCCGCACATCTTCGCAAACGCCTATCGCGTACGGGTCCAATAGCACATCCGAAGATGTGTATTGCCGCTTCTACGAGTTCGCGGATGTCTCGACCGGCACGACGCTGGCTGATGTCATCGAGAACGCCTCCGCAGGCGCCACCGTCAACACGGTCGGCACGAGCGCCACCGCCGCCGACTCCAGCGTCACCACCCTTGGCCCAGACCGCCTCGCTGTCAACTTCGTCGCCGTCAACGACGACAACGCCATCGCCCAGTTCAGCGGGCAGACGGGCGGGACGTGGATAAAGGTCGCTGAGTACGCGGAGTCCTCGGGCACCGACGGCGCCATCCAGTTGCAGTGGGCGTATCCAAGTAAGTACGCAGCCTATCCCCCGAATGGGCCATCTGCCATCTATGGTGAGGGCGGGGCTGACGAGAAGTATGCTCAGAGCTTCACAACGTCGGCTGCTGAGTCGATGGCTATCGCCGGTTTCTGGCTTCGCAGGACTGGCTCACCTACCGATGATGTCGTCGTTGAACTTCAGTCAGACTCTGGCGGTTCTCCCTCTGGGACGGTGCTCGCATCGGACGCCGTTTCAGCGTCAGACATCAGCGATAGCAACTACGAAGTTCACACATTCTCGCTTCCTTACAGCCTTGCGAATGCCACGACCTATTGGTTAGTAGTAAGTCGTTCTGGCTCCAGAGACACCAGCAACTACTGCTCCATCTTTGACACGCTGTACAACTTCTCTGGTGTCGGGAAGGTAATGGACAGCGGCTCATGGAGTGCCTCGGCTGATTGGTCATTCTGGGTCGGCTTTGGCTCTGCCGCCATCGACGGCGGCACGGCCTCCATCACCGACTCCGATGCGTGGGGTGTTGTCGGCTTCGCTCTCATCGGGACGACCGGTGGTTCGACGACCGTCTCCTCATCCTTCTCCGCGAATGCGGTCATCAAGAAGACCGGTCAGTCAGGGTCGTTCTCTGCGAACGCCGTCATCAAGAAGAACTCTGGGACGAAGACATTCACGGCAGACTCCAGCCTGGTCAGGACCGTCTCCTCCTCGTTCTCCGCGAACGCGGTCCTCAAGAAGTCTCCATCCATCACTGGGACGTGGCCTGCGAATGCCATCGCCAAGTGGCCTGCTGGGTGGGAAGAGTGGCCGATTTATGCATTCGCTGTCATCAAGCGGACCCAGACAGGGTCCCTGACCGCGAATGCGGTCGTCAAGAAGACTGCGTCTTCGTCTCTTGCCGCGAACGCCATCGTCAGGAAGAACTCCGGAACGCTGACGTTCACGGCAGCATCCGTGAGCAAGCGCACGCAGTCAGGCTCTCTCACAGCGGCAGCGACGATCAAGGGGACCCGGAGCGGGTCGCTCCTCGCTAACGCGAGGCTTGCCGGGATCTTCACCATCGACGCCGAGGTCGCCCAGCCAGCAGTCGAGGGGTCCTTCTCCGCAGCCTCCATCATCAAGCGGACCCAGACAGGGTCGCTCTCGGTCGCTTCGGTCGCCAAGCGCACGCAGTCAGGAAGCCTGACCGCAGCAGCGGTCATCAAGCGTACGCAGTCCTCCACGCTCACCGCTGCGGCGGCGATGAAGCGGACGATGTCCTCGTCCCTCCCCGCGAACGCTGTGGTCAGGGCATCACGCAGCGGGTCGATCACGGCCGACGCGGTCATCAAGCGGACGTCTGGCACCCTGACGTTCACGGCGGCTGCGGTCATCAAGCGCACCGGGTCGAACTCGCTCACTGCCGCCTCAGTGATGAAGCGCACGCAGTCAGGCTCCCTGACGGCTGCGGCCATCATCAAGCGAGCCACCCCCTCGTCCTTCACGGCCGCTGCGGTCATCCGCAGGCCAGCCACGTCATCCCTCTCGGCGGATGCCCTCATCGAGAGGTCAGCGACCGGCTCCTTCGACGCTGATGCGCTCATCAACCTCGTCTCCCGGTGCATCTGGACGACACCTGGGGACACGGTCCAGATCGACAGGTACGCGACGCTGACCTTCCTGATGCCGGTCGCTGCCACGGGGAACATGCACTTCGAGATCCAGATCGACACGGAGGCAGGCTTCACCGACCCCATCACCTACCTGTCGTCGCACCTCACCGGGTGGGAGTACTGGGATGGCGACTCGTGGGAGCCCATCCCGCAGGACGGCGTACCGAACACCTACTGCGGCAATGAGGCCCGCTACACCATCCAGGACCCGCTGGCGAACGGCACGTACTACCGACGCGTGCGGGCGGGAGTCATCTGATGGCTTACCCAACGCTTCGTAGCCACACGGGTGGCACCACAACGGAAGATACGACCCCATCTTTCTCTTATCCGTCGAGCATCAGCGCCGGTGACGACCTCATCCTTATTGGCTGTACCCAAGGGACTGGGCACTCTGCGACCCTCACGGACAACTCTTGGTCCTTGATAGTGGGCACCCTGAGCCCAGGGTGGGGCTTTGCCCTGCGCAAGAGAGCCACCGGTTCAGAGTCAGGGACGTTCACTCCGCTCTCACTTGACCTATCCCGATCTGTTCATTACGTCTGTGTCGCGTCTGACAGCATCGGGGCCGTCTCGGTCGCGGCGACCGACGGATCCAGCGCAACGCCTGACCCTCCATCCCTGACACATGGCGGGTTGGGGACCGATGTGCTGTGGATCGCGATGTTCGGTGCGAATGGTGCCAGCGGTGGAGCTACCCCTCCGACCAACTACACGGAGTTGGGCGACTCGACGTACTCGTCATATGCGAGCCGCACCTATACCGGGGCGACCGAGAACCCGGGCACGTTCACAACGGCTAACTCGAACTTCTGGTATGGGCTGACCATCGCCTTCCGTTCACGAGGCTCTGCTCCCTACGTCTCTGCAAGCACGACGTATGCGAACGCTGGGGACACGAGTCATGTCATCCCGCTGCCGGGAACTGATGCCAGTGGCGACCTCCTCCTCATCGGCCTGAACAAGGACGACGACGTCGAGCCTAGCCTGCCCACCGACTGGACCTCGCTTGCCTCTGGAGCATCTGGGACTGCTATCTGGGGGCGGACCTACGCTCGTGTCTCGAATGGCTCTTTGGGTTCCACGGTCACCATCACCACCGACTCCGAGGCTGTCTCCGCTGCCATCTATCGCATCCCAGCCGCATGTTGGGCTGGAACCCTTTCGGACGTCGAGGCCGGGACACTTTCCACCTTCGAGTCGGGATCCATCGCAGCTAACGCTAGTGTCACTGCTTCATGGGGGGCAGATGACAACCTGTTCCTCTACTTCGGTGGGTTCGATGGCGACTTCGATGACCCACCGGGCTACTCGGGTCTACCCGATAACAAACTGTCGGCTGGGTTGAATGGAGGTTCTGGAGGGGCGCCCGTTGGTGCCGCCACCATTGAATCAGCGACCGCGAGCAGCCCAGACCATGACCTCATATGGACGACCGGGGAGATATGGGGGCTCTATGTCGTCGTCAAGCCCGCCTCTGGCACGACGACAATCACTGGCTCCTTCTCGGCGAACAGCGTCATCAAGAAGACGGGCCAGTCAGGCTCCTTCTCAGCGAACGCGGTCGTGAAGCGGACGATGCCGGTCAGCACGTTCTCCATCGATGCCATCCCTCGCAGGACGACCGCCTCATCGCTCTCTGCGGCTGCGGTCGCCAAGAGGGCGATGCCAGGTTCGCTTGCTGCCGATGCGGTCATCTCCAGGCAGCGGACCGGTTCGCTTGTCGCTGACGCCATCGTCCGCAAGACGGCTCTGCCTTCGTTCACCGCCGAGGCATGGGTCAGCAGTGGGATAGTGACCCACGAGGGTGACTTCTCATCCGACGCTGTCTTCATCGACTGGGGCGTCTGGTCCGAGGTCTTCTCGAACATCGTCTCCGGGGCGACGGTCGTCCAGGGTTCCTTCTCAGTCGCAGCAGTAATCGAACGTCAGGTAGGGGCCACCTTCAGCGTAGACGCGGTCCAGCGTCGGACCGTGCCATCGAGCTTCAGCGCAGATGGTGCCATCCGGGCCACGGTAAACGCGAACATCTCCGCAAACGCTGCCGTCAAGAAGACGCAACTCGGCACGTTCACTGCTGTCGCCATCACCAGGGTCGGGCAGGTACAGCAGTTCTCCGTTGATGCGGTAGTACGAGCCGTACGGGGGCAGACATTCACGGCTCAGGCCATCTTCCTGGCTCATCGCTCAGGTTCCCTGACGGCCAGTGCCGTCATCCGTGCGCCGCACTACGAAGCCATAGGGGTCGATGCGCTTGTTCGCCGTGTAACGGCCAATGACTTTGATGCCCGGGCCATCATCTTCCGGGGTGGGCTCGTCGGGCAGTTCAGCATCAACGCCCGGTTCCACACCCTCTTCCGTGTCGATGCTGTCGTCCTCGCCCATCAGACGTCCTCCTTCACTGCTGCGGCTCGCATCATGCCCGTGTTCCGGGCCGATGCCATCGTACGTCGTGCGGCCACAGGCTCATTCACCGCCAACGCGTGGGTCGAGGGCATCGGGATCGCGGCCTTCGACATCAACGCGGTCATCAAGAAGGCTGGGGTCGGTTCCATCCCAGTCAACGCGACAGTCAAGCGGAACCAGCCAGCGTCCTTCAGTGCGGACGGTATCTACCTCAAGAGCCGCACGGATACGTTCACTGCGGCGTCTGTCTTCCTCCGCGTCCGTAGCGGAACGTGGACCGCTGACGCGGTCATCCGGGTCGTACGTACGTCGCAGTTCTCTGCCTACGCGGTCAGCCGCAAGGTCCAGAGCGGCCAGGTCAGCGTCGATGCGGTCCTTCGCTCCGGGCGCCAGGCAAGCATGGACGTACAGGCCATCCTCCGTCGCCCATATCTGGGTGACCTTACCCAGGATGCGGTGCTCAGGGCCGTACGTCAGGGCAGCTTCGTGGCCCAGGCGGACCTCAAGGCGTCCGTTACAGCACAGTTCGTCGCACAGGCACGCATCATGCCCCTCTTCCGGGCGGATGCCATCGTCCTCGCTCACCAGACGTCCTCCTTCTCCGTCGCCGCACGGATCATGCCCACGTTCCGCGTGGATGCTGTCATCCGGAGGGCGACGACTGGCTCATTCGGTGCTGATGCTTGGGTAGAGGGTGCTGGCCTTTCGGCGTTCGAGGTAGACGCCGTACTCAAGGGCCAGCGAACGGGCCAGTTCAGTGAAGACGCTGTCATACGCCGCAGTCAGCAGGGCACGCTGCAGGTCTCTTCGCTGATCCGAAAGACTGGCCAGGGCCAGTATCTCCTCGACGCCGTCGTGAATGCCGTACGCGTCAAGGATCTGGCGGCGGATGCTGTCGTACGGGCTGTCACTCAAGGGTCGCTCACCGCTGCCGCGATCACGAGAAAGACCGAGAGCAGGACCCTTGCTGTAGAGGCCGTTGTACGAAGAGTGGCCCAAGGGACGCTCTCGGTCAGCGCCATCCTGAAGGCTCCCCAGAATGCCTCCGTTCAGGCATCAGCCATCATACTGCGGCGCCAGACCGGGTCGCTGACCGCCGACGCATGGATCTACCTGCCGACGCAGGAGGCGACGTTCACCGCTGCCGCCATCATCAAGAAGGCAGCCACCGGGGCCTTCACCGCCAACGCATGGGTCGCAGGCCCTGGCGTCGGGGCGTTCACCGCCGACGCGGTCATCAAGCGTGCTGCGACCGGCTCCTTCTTGGCGGATGCGACCATCGGGGTCGGGCGTGCGGGTTCATTCACCCTTGACGCCTACTTCCAACGCACAGCATCGAACACATTCAGCACAGATGCTGTACTGCGCAGGACGTCATCTGGTACCGTAACAGCGGACGCGGTCCTCGAGAAGGCGTCCGTCGGTGCGTTCACTGCGAACGCATCCATCGCGAAGAGAGCACAGGCAGCATTCACCGCCGACGCGGTGATCCTCCGAACCCGAACGGTCGGGCTTGGCGCAGACGCCGTGGTGCTTTCGCCGTCGACCGCGACATTCACCGCCTCGGCCTCCGTCAAGGCCACGACCCTCGGATCGTTCACGCTCGATGCCGTCGCCCAGAACGGCTTCACCATCGATGCGTACATCATCGCCAAGGGCGTCGGCTCATTCACGGTCGATGCCTCGCTCACGCCGCAGGTCCCCGAACACCTCGACTGGACCGACACGACTCGGTACATCGACTGGACGGATGCGACCCGGTTCATCTCGTGGACGAACACCACGAGGTCCCTCGACTGGACAAGGATGGGGTACATGGGCACCTTCGTCACAGGCGACACCGGGCCTGACATCACCGCGAACATCCACGAACTGCTCGACCCGACCGACCAGGAGTCGCTGGCCGGTGCCAGCGTCCGCTTCCAGATGCGCAAGGCGGACCAGAAGTACTACACCGTGGATGCGTCAGCGACCATCGTCGATGCGTCGACCGGGTCGGTGCTCTACGCATGGGCCGCGAACGATCTCAACGTGGCTGGCACCTACAAGGGCCAGTGGCAGATCACCTATCCTGGCGGCAAGGTCGTCACGACCGCTGAGAGGGACATCGTCGTCCGCCGCCAGTAATCCTTCAGCCTCATCCCAAGGAGGGCTCGATGGCCAAGGTCCTGTGGCTTGGCGACGCTGGTTGCCATACGGGGTTCGGACGTGTCACCCACTCCATCGGTGAACGTCTCGTCAGAGACTACGGACACGACATCCACGTGCTGGCGATCAACCACCGTGGGGACGACTTCCCCTCCACCCTCGACCCGACCAAGAAGACACCGCTCTGGCTCTACCGCACGGACGTCTGGAAGAGCGGCGACTACTACGGGGACACCCGCATCATCGAGATGCTGGGCAAGGTCGAACCGGATGTCGTGGTCTTCTACAACGACCCGAACGTCATCCTGCGACAGTTGTTCGAGAACGCGTACGACCCGACCAGGATCCTGCTCCAGTACCGGCCCATCATCAGTTACGTCCCCTGCGACGGCACGAACCTGCCAGAGACATGGCAGCAGGTCCAGAAGGTCACCAACATGCTGGTGATGAGCGAGTACGGCAAGTCGATGTACCCGTCCGCGAAGCTCGTCTACCACGGCGTGGATGCTGACCAGTTCTGGCCCGTCTCGGACGAACGGCCCATCACGACCTCCACCGACATCGAGTGTCGGACCAAGGAGGACTGCAAGGAGGCGTTCGGCTTCGACCGGGAGGGATTCCTCATCCTGCGGGTGGACAAGAACTCCGGTCGCAAGGACTTCGCGGCCACGTTCAAGGCCCTCGTGCCGGTCATGAAGCGACACGAGGACATCCAGGTCCACTTCCACACCCAGTCCAGGCAGATGCAGTCCGGGGTGGACATCAACGTGCTCATCGGCCGGGAGCCTGGCATCTCCCCGAAGCGGTGGTTCCTCCCGGGGATGACCGACTCATGGATCGGCTGGTCACAGCAGGACCTCAACGCTCTCTACAACGCGGCCGACCTCTTCGTGAGCACCAGCCGTGGAGAGGGGTACGGACTGACCCTCGTCGAGGCTCTGGCCTGCGGCGTACCGGTCATCGCACAGAACGTCAGTGCCATCCCCGAGGTCGTCGGACCAGGCGGCATGCTCCTCGAACCACAGCGACTGATCACCGTCCCCTCCGGGGAAGACCTCTGGCTGGCCGACATCGATGCGTTCAGCGACGCCATCGAGTACCTGTACTCGCACCCAGAGCGACGGCAGGAACTCTCCGAGGCCGGGGTCAGGCATGTGCACGACCTGTTCAGTTGGGATGAGGCTACGAAGCAGTTCGACCTCTATATCAGGGCTCTCGAGGAATCCGTCGACTCGGCGAGAGAGGCTCCGGTACCAGATGAAGGTAAGGCGAGCACCATGCACGCCGCCAGCGATGTGAAGGACACGCCATGACAGACATCGTGACGGCCGATGTGACACCGGCCCGCCAGTTCCAGATCTTCACCGGCATCCTGAAGGCCAAGGGCTCTCCCGAGGAAGGCATGAGCCTCAGTGGCGTCGCCTCGTCCTCCGTGAAGGACCTCCACGGTGACACCATCCTCGAGACGGCCATCAGGGACATGGAGATGCAGGCCAAGCAGGGCCTGACCATCTTCCTCAACCACGAGTACAAGGTCCCCGAGGACGTGGCCGGTTCGACGACCGACGCACGCGTCGTCCAGCGAGGCACCGACAGCAAGGGCAGCCCGGTCTGGGACCTCGACCTCGACATCGACATCAACGACACCAACCCACGGGCTGTCGACGCCTGGCGTGCCATCAAGAAGAAGGGCACGAAGCTGGGCCTGTCCATCGGGGCCAACATCCCCGACGGAGGCTGGGAGCGTGACGACGACGGCCACTACATCATCAGCCACGTCAACCTGCTGGAGACCTCCATCGTCGGCATCCCGGCGAACCCTCGCAGCTGGATCAGCATGGCCGTGAAATCCCTCGGCACGACCGAGTCGGTCCTCGAGGCAACGAACACCTACGTCGTGAAGGCCGAGGAACTCGAGGCAGCCCCACCGGCTGACGACCGAGACGAACTCGACATGATCGAAGATGGCAGCCCCGAAGAGGTTGCCCCACCCACTGACGACCAGCCGGAAGCCGATGGCGATCCGGAGCCCGAGGAGTCCGAAGAGGACGAGCCGGGAGTCGTGCCCCTCGAAGGCGAGACTGCCGTCGTATCCGCAGCCATCTCTGCGCTCGAGAAGGTCGAAGGAGAGGTCACACTGACCCAACTCCAGATGGCCGTCGGGATCGCCCAGACGCTCGCAGAGCGTATCGGCGTCCTCCGGTTCGAGTATGACAAGGCGCTGCGGGCGAAGGAAGACGCTGAACGGGAGCGAGATGAGGCGATCGCTGGGACTGGCCGGATCTTGGCCAGTGTCCGTGAACTCATCGACGAACTTGGCAACACCCCACTCGGCCGCAAGACGTCCATGAAGGGGCATGAGCGGAAGCTCTCGCACCTCGAGGGCACCTACGGCGTCGAGTTCATGAGAATGTTGGAGAAAACCGATGACTGACGAAGTGACCCTTCAGTCGCTCGAGAAGTCCCTTGAACAGCTCAAGGAGATGGTCGGGCGGCAGGCAGAGGTCCCGGCAGGTCTTCCGATCGCACAGACGCAGGGAGTGGAGGCCCAGGCGACCCCTGAGACGTCTCGCTCCGTGATGTCGCCTCTCGACGTCTTCGAGATGCGGAAGATGCTGTCCACCAAGACCTCGGCCGAACTGCAGGCGATGTTCGCCATGCAGGCATTCAAGCGAGGCCAGGGTATCCCCCTCGAGGCCTGGCTCATGAGCGGTGGCTCCCCCCGGGCCAACGCCTATGACAACATGGTCAACACGAACCTGGACCCGCAGGTCCAGAAGCTCCTCGACACCGCTGGTGGCGCTGCCCTCATCCGGCAGGACCTCGAACCGGTCTTGTACGAGCTGTACATCCGCGAGTTCCCCGCGTGGGGACGGATGCCCAAGGAGCCCGCGAACGGCTTGGTGCACACGTACCAGCAGATCACGTCCTTCGGCGGCGCCGTCTTCATGGGTGAACTGGGGACCGTCACGGACGACGAGAGCACGTACGTCCGCCAGACCACGAACGTCGCCATCGTGGCGACCCGGCGTGGTGTGACGCTGAAGAGCCAGTTCGCTGCTCTCCAGTCCGGCTCCGGTTTCAACCCCGAGAACCTCGAACTCCAGGGTGGCCTGCGTGCGATCTCGAAGAAGATGCAGGACCAGATCTTCTCTGGTCACAGCACCGACTCCGGTGGCACGGCTGCCAACGAACTCGGCCTCTACGACGCCAACGCGTTCACCGGCCTCCGGGCCCTCCTGAACTCGGCCCGCGTCAAGAACGTCGACCCGGCCACGAACCCCACGACCACAGGCTCCCTGCGGCGTGCCATCTCCCAGGCTGCCATCGAGATCATGCAGCAGGGCGGCGGGCGTCCCAGCATCGTCTGGGGCAACCCGTGGGACATCGAGACCTTCGGCGAGCAGCAGGAAGACAAGCAGCGATGGCCCGGTCAGACCGTGAACATCGCCCCAGGCGTCGAGGTCGACGGTGTCATGACCCCGTTCGGCCGTCTGGGCTTCGGCCCGGTGCCCGGTGACTCCATCGGCTCGTACGTGGCCTCCACGTACAGCGGGAACACCGTGCGTGACATGTACCTCCTGGACGAGTCGTCCATCAGCATGCCCTACCTCGGCTCCGAGGGCCCCACGGTCCTTGAGATCCCGATGGGCATCGCCGGTCAGCTCAACAGGCTGTACATCATCTTCGGGATGTGGGGTCTCGCCGTGAAGGCGCCCATCTTCTCGAACAAGATCCGGATCAAGGTCGCCTAAGACTTTCCCGGGCGGGAGGGAGCCATGCCTCCCCCTCTGGCTCCCTCCCGCATCCATCTGGAGAGACCATGCTTCCGTACCTGACGCCACAGCGGTACAGGTCGATGGGGTTCGGCACGGCCGACCTTGGTGATGAGGCGTTGCGCTCTCACATCAACCGTGCCTCGCTTGCGGTCGACCGCTTCTGCAATGTCCCGATGGTCCCCGCCAGGTACACCTTCCGTGGCGGCACCATGGTGGACGAGGACCATGACTTCTCCCTCGGGGATGGGGTCTCGGTCCCGCAGCAGCGCATCTTCTGGCCCTATGCCAAGCCGATCAAGTCGGTCCAGAGCCTGCGCATCTACGTCACGAACTCACAGTACGTCGACTTCGAGGCATCGGAGCTCTTCGTGCGCAAGGACAGCATCGAGGTCGTCTCGCTGACGATGACGTCGGTCGGGCTGTTCGGGCAGTACACCCTGCCCATCATCGGACTGACCACGCCCACGGCGAGGATGTCCTATACCTACGGCTACTCGTTCACCGCCACCGAAGAGTTCGTAGAGCCCACCGATGGTCGGCTCTACCGGGCGCAGAACCAGTTCTGGGACGACACGGACGTGGTGGTGAAAGTCAATGGCGCAGTGGTCACCACAGGGTTTACCATCGACAGGACCGAGGGTACGGTCCAGTTCACGACCAATCAGCCTGCTGACACGGTCGTCTCGGTCTCCTACGGATACCCCCTGCCCAACGAGGTCGCCCAGGCCACCGGCATCACCGTGGCCCGCTACATCGGCGACAGCGAACTCATCGCCAAGGGCATGTCGGGCGTCCAGTCCCTGCGGGTCGGCGAGATCTCCATCGAACGGCCCAGCCCACGGGCGACGTCGAACACGATGTCGGTCGACCTCCCCAACGAGGCCAAGCAACTGCTGGACGGCCTCCAGTTCATCACGGCACGATGACACTGCCGCTGCTCACGGATGCCCAGCTCGCAGGCATCCGTTCCTACGGCGAGCGAGGCATGACCGTGGACGTCACCTTCACCAGGATGATGCCCTATGCAGCCGACCCGGATAACCCGTTCGGAGACGGGGACATCGCCTATGAGCCAACGTCGTTCACGGTCAAGGGCTGGATCATCAACGTCATGCACCGCGAACTCGAAGAGGATGCCAACCGAATCGTCGCCATTCATGACGTGACCCTGCGAGTCCCGGTCGGTTCCGACATCGAGACGCGAGACCTCGCCACCATCGGTGGGGTCCAGTACACCGTCATGGAGACGAACAACGAGGACACGTGGGCCGAGTGGACTACGTGCTACCTCAAGAGGATCTCCTGATGCCATCGACCATGCGGATCTGGGTGGACGACCGTCGCACCCGCGAACTGGTCCTCCAGGCTGCGTACGGTGGGCTGAGAAGGGCTGCTGAGTTCTGTCTTGGGCGAGCCCGCTATCACGCTCCCGTCAGGGCGGTCTTCAAGCGTACGAGGCGTGGCCCGGAGATCCCTCGGGGCACCAATGTCAAGGGATACGAGAAGTCCGGATGGCGGTACATCCGCAGCGAGTCCCAGTACCAAGCGTTCATCAGGTCCAAGGAACGCCGCATCGGGATGGCCCGTGGTGCGAACGAGGATACCCAGATGGCCCTCGAGGAACTCAGGCGGGTCCAGATGGGCGGCACGATGCCACGCAGGGGAGAGAGGCTCTCGGAGAAGATGCGCTCCGGTGCTGGTGTCACCGGGCGTGGAGCGAACCGACTGGGGGGTACCCTTGGGGCTCGTTTCACCGGGCACAACAACACGCTGTTCCCGGTCTTCCGAACAGCATCTGGGACGAAGACAACAGGGGACTTCCGAAGATGGGGTGGCCCACAAGAGGTCATCCGACAACGCAGGGGTGAGCAGTCCCGGCTCATCGGTGACAGGTTCAAGGAGGGGTCAGAGGTTCCCAAGTGGGAACACCGGTTGTCATCGAGAGGACGACGCGAGTTCGCTGACAAGTCCGGTCCGGGTGGACTGCCACGTGCGCTCTACCATGGCCGCATCGGTGGTCGTCTGCGTGGGGAACTCCATGTCAGTGGACCAGAGATCGACAACGGGACGGTCTGGATATACGTCGGTTCACCGACCGAGTACTCGATCCACCAGGAGTTCGGGACGACACGCCATCGGGCACAGCCGTTCCTGCGTCCTGCTCTCTATGAAAGCCGGAACATCCTGCGGACAGAGGTGCGCAAAGCCATCACCGACTTCCGCTCAGACGCTGTCTACAGAGGCGACAGGCGACCGACCTATCGCAAGAGGATGATCGACTGATGGCATACCTGACGTCGCAGAACATCTGGCGGGCCCTCGTGGCTCAACTACGGTCGAACGTGGCACTCAGGGCCGCACTAACAGGCGGTATCCATGAGGGCCTCGCTCCCGAGAACGTGCGCTATCCGTACATCGTGTGGACGCCCGCTGTCGCAGGGGTCAAGGAAGACACCTGGAATACGCGGATGATCATCTCGCTGGCGGATGTGTTCGTCATCTCGAGGTCATCGGTCGAGGCCAGTAACCTCGACCAGTCCGTACTCGAGACGCTCGATGGGGCGTCACTATCGGTACAAGGACAGGCATCCCTTATCTGCCACCGGGTCGCGGACTTGCGGTTCGTCGATCAGGACGAAGAGGGGCGATTGGTCTATCGGATCGGTGGTTCGTACGAGATCGTCACGAACCAGATCGCAGGCGTGAGGTGGAACTCCAGTCAGTTCACCCTTGACGCCGCCTTCTCGTCCTGAAAGGGGTAAGACATGGCTGCCAACGCAGGCACCAAGCTCCATGGCAAGAACGGGGCCATCTACCTGAACGGCCCCAAGGGCACCGGCACGAAGGTGTCGACCAAGTCCCAGTGGGACCTGAACCTCGCACGCGACTACGTCGAGGTGACGACCTTCGGCGACACCAACAAGACGTACAAGGCCGGTCTGAAGGACATCAGCGGTTCCTTCAACGGCCTGCTTGACGTCTCGGGCGACCTGATGGTCAACAACACGTCACTCGATGACGTGCCCATCTACCTGTATGCCGATGACACCGCCTCTCCCATCCTCATCGCGAGTGGGCCAGGGCTCATCGACAGCTCCATCTCTGCCTCCAACACGGACGCGGTTCGCGTGTCCGGCAACTTCCGGGCCTCCGGGAACTGGGCGGTCTTCAACGACGGCTCTCTGTAATCCCTACGTGACACTGATACCCTGATATGTCGAGGGGTGTGAGCCCAGCCTCCGCCCCTTGACAGCGAGGTGCATCAGTGGCCCATGGGCTCTTCCAGAAGATCCAGGGGAAGTCCGGTGAGATCAGGATAGAGACGCTGGGAGTCCTCGTGGCTTCTATCGCGTCATGGACGATGACACGGCGTGGAAACGACGTCCCGGGTGCGGGATTGTACGACTTCCACGCCGTGTTTTCGTATGCCAACCCGGCTCTGTGGGCCGACGAAGACTACGAGAAGACCATCACGGTCAAGATCGGTAAGGATACGTTCCGCCTTGAGCAAGAGGAAGGCTTTGCCGCGGTCATCGACGGACGCAAGAGTCTGCGCATGCAAGGAGTCAAGATATGCCAGTGAAGCCTCCCCCGCCCCAGCCGGTCGACGAGTTCGATGACGGGTTCAAGGTCGTGCATGCCACGATCCGTGGCAGGACTTATGTCCTCAAGGAACTCGCTGCCGACGAGTATGAGAAGTGCCTTGAGAAGGCGAGAGACGCAGACGGCACCACTGATAACGTCCTGCTCCTGAAACTCATGCTGGACAAGGCCATGATCGAGCCGAAGGTGACGATGGCGGAACTCTGGAAGATGCCCTACTCCATCATCAGAAAACTCAACGACATCATCAACGACATCCACTTCTCGTATATCGAGACAGAAGAGGAGAAGGCCGAAGAGGCAGAGGATGATGAGAAGGGGGAAGTCCCGGCATAGAGTGGACGTTCCCCGACATCTGCGGTCGGATCGCCCACGAATGGCCACGCTACTCGCCAGTCGAGGTGGCCAGATTGCCCTATACGTACTGGCGAGTCCTGCGTAACCTGTACATCAGAGCGCACTACGTTCCTCCCAAGGGAGACGATGGTGACGTCGAGTCCGTCGACATGGACAAGACGTTGGGGATAAGTGATGGCAGCTAAGGGCCAGACCATCGACACCATCCGTGTCGGGTTGGGTCTCGATACCTCCTCGCTCAACCAGGACATCCAGAAGGAACTCGCTGGATTCACCATCCAGCCTTCTTTGGTCCGCCCGGAGTTCTCCAGTCTCAAGACGTTCGTCAAGGACATCAACGAGACGATGTCCAAGTCGGGCAACCGGAACGTCTTGGGCGTCAAGGCCCAAGTCTCTTTCAGCGAGACCCAAGCAAAGGGAGCCCTCAAGACCGTCCTCGAAGCGGTGGAGAGCAGCGGCCTGTCGGTCAAGGTCCCCATCGAGTTCGTCTATCCCCAGGGTGGGGGTGGAGCACCGCCCAACGCTGGTGGTGGGGGTGGGGCACCGCCACCGACCGGCGGACGCGGGGGGCCCGGTCGGCAGGGTGGTGGTGGTCCTCAGGCTGCGCCAGCGGCACCGGCTGCGGCTGGGCCAGCGACCGGCACGGCGACAGGGACGGGCCTTGCGACGGCTGCCGTGGTCACGATGGCCGCGTCGAACGCTGCTGCGAGGACCAGACCTGCTGCTGGCGGTGCGGCTGCGGCTGCCCCTGCTGCTGGCTCACGTCGAGGAAGGGCAGCTGCCGCCGCTCCAGCCGAAGCCTCCCAGACCGAGTTCCAGCAGTATGTCAACGCAGGCATCGCTGCGGTCATGCCGGGTGTCATGCAGCAGATCCAGACGCAACAGGCAGCACAGGCTGCCCCGATCGCTGCTGCCCCGGGGACGCCTGGCTCCATCGGCCGACGCCCGCAGCGTTCCTCGTTCCAAGAGGTGTTCACGCCGCGTGACGCGGATATCAGGGGAGAGAGTCCGGAGTTCCGCCAGCGGGTGAAGACGATGCGGGGCATGATGCGCCGACCGGACTTCAGCCCGCAGCTCGTCCAGGAAGCCGTCATCGCGGCACGCAGTGGGTACGGCTTGACCGGACACCTCAACCCGCTCTCCCAGCATGCTGCTGACCTTGCCCCCTACCAGCCGTTCTACGAGCATGCCAAGGAACTCTATGCACGTGGCCAGGAGCACCGTGTCGCTGTCAGGAACGCACGGGCGCAAGGGCCGATGGACGATGCCCGTAAGGCACGGGCACAGGCGCTCAACACCGCGATCTCGAGCGGTGACTGGGCGACGCTTGACACCATGTACCCAGGCGTCGGGGAACTCTTCGCACAGGGACGCCCCAAGGAAGCGGAAGCCGCGTACTTCGCAGCCAAGTACAAGGACCCGAAGAACTGGGAGAAGCCACACTCCTATGCCCAGGAGATGCTGGGTACCCGTCGCGGGCAGATGCGCAAGCGATGGGACTACATGGCCCAGATCCAGCCAGAGGACTTCGCCCTCCTGTCATGGACGGGGAGCGGTCTGCAATGGGAGGCTGGGGAAGAGGCACCCGGTGGACTCGAGCCGACATGGGACGAGACCGGCACGCTCTCATGGGCTCCTGCGCCCGCTGGCAGTGGCGGGTGGGCTTCGTATGCCCCGACCAGCAAGGTACGAGACAGGCTGTCGGCTGCCGCTGGAGGTGCTGCCCCGGCGCCGCCAGTGATCTCCCGGCAGCGTCGCTTCGAACTCATGGCCAGCGACCCAGAGGCGTTGATCGTCGAGCTGAACACGCTCAAGGAGCAGGCGAGGTTGGCCCCGCTTGCTCCCGACGAGGAAGAGCACAGGATCAAGCTCGAGAAGGCCATCGCTGCCCAGAAGAGGGCGAAGGGCAGACTGGTCGGCGGGAAAGGGGAGACCCCGTTCCCGACATCGGCCCATCCCTTGTATGGCCCTGTCCTCGCACGTCTCAGGGAACTCGCCACCGGCAACACGCCTACTGGGTCACCGGAGGCGCTGCTGGAACGCAAGGTCCAGCACGAAGAGATGGTCGGCCTGCGGTCCTGGCTGCAGGAGCAGGACCCCGGCCTATTCGGCCAGTTCATGGCAGCAGCGTCATCTCCAGGCCAGCAGGCACGTGCCGACACGCTCTCACGAAAGATCGCCTCCCTGCCGGAAGGCTCCGAACTTCCCAGGGATGCCGCCCTCAACCGGACCGTCGGTGATGTCGCAGGGGTAGGACGTCGCAAGGCCCGCACTCTGAGCCGGATCAAGAAGGACGAGAAGGCCGAACGCGATCGTGTCGCCATGCTCGCCCAGGACCGTATCGCTGCCCTGACGACACCCATGCAGGGCGGCGGTTACCGGAAGGGCGACCGCTGGTGGAGGGGCGGTTCATCCAATCAGGATCTGTGGGTCCCGGGGCGCCATGTCGTGGCTGGCGAGACCATGGATGAGCCGTACTCGACGCTGGGCAGCGGTCTGTACCTGACCGATATCGAGGGAGCCCGCAGTTACGCCCATGTCCGCTCGACGCGTGGTGAGGCAGCGGGCGGTCTTCCCGTCATCGACTCCCGCATCGTCGACATCCCAGAAGACAGGATCTGGCAGCCGCAGGGCGGCTATTTCGATGACCCGGAACTCCTCAAGGCCTGGCAGGGTCGCCTTAAGGACCACATCCGCGAGGTGCGTGACGACCCTCATGCATGGATGCTGCAGGGTGGCCCAAAGCTGACGCTCGACTACCTCAATACCGTCGACCTGTATCGAGACAGTGCGATGCGTGGGCCCATGAAGGGCAAGCCACCGACGCTCCACCAGGCCATCGGGGCCAACTATGGGGTCAACCAGCCACTCTTCTCGGACTTCATGCAGCGCCAGGGCTTCGAGGGGCTCCTCTCCCAGGAGGGTGGGGAAAGCAGCGACGAGGGACGCGGCTTCCTGCACCCGTCCCTCGTCGTCTTCGACCCACGGAACAAGCTCCTGCATCGGCAGGGTGGTGGGCTGCTTGACCGGCTGATGCAGGCCAGGATCCAGAGCCTCATGGGCAAGGGCCAGACCAAGGAGTCGCAGGAACTCCAGAAGAAGCTCGAGGACCTCCGGGGCGGGTGGGACAAGAAGTCCACGAAGGGCATGGCGATGGGCGGCTCACGCCCCTCGTCCCTCTCTGACCTTTCTGGTGTCGCATCCAACATCTCCCATATCACCGAGGTCGGTGAGCAGGGTCGAGAGTGGATCGTCGGCCAGCGTGATGGCTCCGAGTTCGTCGTACCCAACCACCAGCTCCCGCACTTCCGGCAGATGGTCGGGATGGCGGACGGGGGTGAGCGGGAGGTGATCGGCGGCAGGCGCCAGGACGCCAGAGGTCGTTGGCATTGGGTGGATGGCCCGAACAAGGGCGCCTTTGCCAAACCGCCCAGCAAGCCACTGGGCCCAGCTGGCATGTTGGTCTACGGCGGCGGCGAGGGCCCATGGCCGTCTCGTCGTAGCGTCGCTGCATCCAGAGCCGAAGGCACAGGACTAGCGACCCCGTTCGCCGGGGTCCAGAAGGTCGCCGTCGTCAACTGGCCCACTGGGCTGACGGGTGGGGCACTAGCACAAGGTCCGTCTCGTCCTTCGAGGATGTTTGCACAAGGTCCCGATGAATGGGCAGCAGCATCAGGTGGCAGGGCTCTCGGCGCACGGCCGACACCCACATCTTTGCCGCCAGAGCCCGATGTCGCCGGGGTCGTTCCGCCACTGCAGGGGTCGGGGCCACTCGGCAAGGCGCAGGCGAAGGCTGCCGGGGCAGAGGCTGTCTCACAACTCCGCTATGACCTCGACCAGGTCGGCATCGACATCTCCGAGGCGCTCCAGAAGAGCCCTGTGCGTGCCCTGTCGGTCGCCTTCGGGCAGATCGCCCAGACGGTCGTGGGCGGACGGGCCGGCATCCTCGAACGGGCAGGCTTGGCACGTGCTGCCCGAGGCAAGGCCGAGGGGCTGGTCGGACAACTCGAGTCCTCCATCTCCGCGAGGGACTGGGCGAGCCAGGAACTCGAGTTCCTGGCGGGTCAGCGAGAAGTCGGATACCGGCGAAACAACAGGGGGCTATCCGTCCTCGACCAAGAGGCCATGGACCTGCTGTCAGAAGAAGACAGGGACCGGTTCGCCGAACTGATCGACACAGAGCGTGGGCAGGAAGCCAAACGAGAGTTCCTGCTGCCCAGAGCCGAGCAGGCGAAGACTGAAGCGCAAGAGGCAGCCAGAAGCATCCTCACTCCTGCCCAGCAGGTCAAATCGCAGGCCGTCGGCCTTGTCGGTATCGTCGGTGGGACCATCACGTTCACGGCAGCCATGCATCTCGCTCAGGCTGGACTGGCCGCATTCGCCAATGTCACCGGCAAGGCGATCGACGCCTTCAGCAACTGGACGATGACGATGAACGCCGTCTCCAGCGAGCTTGCCGAATCGATGGTCAAGTCAAGCGGTGACATCCAAGCCGCTGCTGGATCACTGGTCGGAGAACTCGGGCTTCCCGCCGGTACGGACATCTCTGCCCTCATCGAAAGATCCCAGAGACTTGGTGGGGCGCAGCTGTTCCAGCGGGGGACGGACGTCCTGCGAGCCGAGAGGAGCGCCGAGGCTGCAAGTGCTGGGCTTCGTGTTCGTGGTCTTGGGACCGGATTCGATAATGGTCCACTGGCTGGGCTGCCTTTCCTTGGCCCACTCGGATGGGTCGGGCAGCAACAGGGGATGGCTGAACTGACGGCTGGTCGTCTCCTGACCGTCCCGCTTCCGACGGCATACGCAGGACCTCCATTGCCAAGTGGGTACTACCAGCCGATGGGTGTGCCCGCTGGGACACCGGAAGCCGGGACGCCAAGTTATGCGCCGCCGCGTGGGCTGTTGGCCCTACCAGAGAATGAGAACTGGGAACTCACAGCCCCTCAGACCGCCTATGACATCGAGAAGGCCATCACTGAAGGCGCTCCTCTCACGACACAGGAGATCGCCGACAGGCTGATGGCCGAAGCCCAGGCCAAGGGTGGTGTCACGCGACCACCATCCGGGAGCGAACTCGGCAGGGCTATCGCTGGTATCCAAGCTCCAGTCACTCCAGGCTATGGGGTATTCCCAGGGGCTGGCGGGATGATGGAATGGGCCAACGAGACGCGGAAGGCCATGGACATGGCTGCCGCTGACGAACAGCGTTTCGGCCGCGACATCACGGAGATGGTCGACGGTCTGAATGACACGCTCACCAAGGTCAACGTGCCAGACATGTTCGTTCACATCGACCCCAAGGACCCGAAGAACGCCGCGAAGATCAAAGCCTTCGAGCAGGCGATGAAGGATATCGGGGCCGAGAGCTACTTGCCCGCGTTCCAAGAGCGGGGCGTCATCGCCGTGACGTCAGAGGGCGGCGAGATCGATCCGAACAGACTCAACAGGATCTTCCAGGGCCTGTCAGAGATCGTGCCGACCTTCGAGGAGCTGCTCAAGACAAGTGGGCGGGCCTTCCAGGCACAGATCGCTGGTATCCAGCGCAGTGCTGAACTGAGCCGCGAGACGGAGATCCCGACCGAGTTCTTCAGCCAGTTCGTCTCCAGGCCTCTGGCTGGCTCGCTGCGTGGCATCCCATGGTCAGCAGGCATCGTGGCCCCGAGTGCCACTGGAGCGACAGCGGCTGCAGGCGCCAGATATGGTGGGATGGTCCAGCAGACCTACCAGCAGATGCAGCCATACCTTGAGCAGGGCCGTGAGCAGATGCTGGCGCTTGGCGTGACCGAGGAGGAGATCTCCTCCGTCGAGAGACTCGGCGCATCCATCGCCCGCCTTCAGACGAGGGCCTCGAACCTGCAACTGGATGTGGAGCAGGCCCAGTACAACGAGCAGCTGTATCTCTCGCAGCGTTCTCTCTCTGACATCCTCGGCATCCTCGGCAAGACCGGGACCGCAACATCAGAACTTGGTCGGCTGCAGCGTGCGCAGATCGCAGACTCGCGTGAGTTGGCCCGTATCCAGTTGGCCCGAAGCCAGCGTGAACTGAACCTCGAACTGGCCATCAGCAAGATCAGGGCCCCCGGCGAGACGGCAGAAGAGCGGGCCATGCGGATGCGGGAAGCCCAGATGCTGGCCCGCGAGAAGCAGCGGGAACTGGACCTCACGAGGGGAAGTACCGAACGCGGGTTCAGGATCGAGGACATCGGTTACCAGCGACAAGCCCGTGACCTTGGAGTGCAGATCCGGCTCATGCAGCAAGCACGTCGCGTCTCCATCGATGTCCGGGGCATCGAACAGGTCATCCAGGCGAAAGAGCAGTTGCTGGGCGTGAAGCAGCAGTTCATGGGTGTGTCCCGGTCGGTCGGTCTTGAAGTCAGGCGTGCCGGTAACGCCATCATCCAGAACCTCGAGAGCCGCCTCGGACTGTTCACGGACAAGGAGATCGCGAAGGTCAACGCATGGGCGACCCGCATGGTCCGAACGGTGAACAGGGCCATCGACATGGCGACGACCGGGGATACGCAGCCACGCATGCCAGCAGGCAGAGGCAGCAGGGGTGGACCAGGCAGGGCCATCGCCGCTGCGTCCGGCTTCATCGGCATGGCTGCCGGACCGACCCAGTTCCTTGCAGGCGAAGCTGGCAGAGAGCATGTCATCGTCTTGCGCAACCCACGCACATCCAGCATGTCGCCGATGAGTGGCGGCGGCGGCGGGAACGTCAGCATCAACCTTGTCCTCAACGCATCGGTGCGTGGGGAGGCTGACGAGGAGCGGCTGGCCCGCAAGGTCGCCCGTGTCCTCCATCGCGAGGCTTCCATGATGGTCGGTGCGTGATGTCGACCGTCGCCATCCTCTACGAGGGCGCAGACATCACGGCGGACGTGGTCTTCTCGAGGACCACGTTCAGGGCAGCAGCGGACGGGAGCGTCGGGACGTGCAGCGTCACCATCGACGACCCAAGTCATGTGTACGCACCCGGCTCATTCAAGGCTGGCGGGACGCTGGAGCTGTTCATCGACGGTGTGCGCCAGTGGGACGGCTGGGTCTTCACCATCGGCAGGACGTGGCCGTTCTCCGCTGACGACACCAACGTCCCGCCAGGGGTCCCTCGCATGTGGGTCCTCGAGGGGCAGGACCGCAACCTGCTCTTCCAGAAGCGCATCCTCTTCCACCAGGACAACCCGTCGAACGACGCCGGGTTCAAGATCTGGCCGCAGGGGACGTCGGACAAGCAGGCCATCGAGTATGCCCTTGCCAACTACGTCGACCTCTCTGGCGATGGGCTGACCTTCCACATCCAGCAGGTCGCATCCCCGGGCCCCTACGAGGAGTTCAG